GTGGTGTTTGTGCTTCATCGAAACCTATTTATGGTTTCGATGCGCTTCGCTCTACGCGTAACAAGCGTAGTACTCGTTGATTCTCTTGGTGAGTTCGGTCAAATGGTCCAGCGGCGTGGTCTCAAAGAGTTGGAGCCCTTCGGGGCTGACCACCGGCAAGATGATACGCTTGGCCTTGCGACCAGTTAGTTCATAAACGGCACAAGAGTAGAAGGTCCCCTGTAGGAAGTAGTCGCCCACCCACTCTTCGCGTTTCGGCTTGCGACTGTTCTTAAAGTCAATGATAGCAAGGTCTTTTCCATCGATTTCAGCAAGAAGGTCAAATCGACCTGCTGCCTTTAACTTGACGGAAAATACATCCACTTCTTGACCAAAAACCCGCGTGACGTGCTGATCCAGCCAAGGTCTCAAGTGCACCCACAGTTCTGCAACGTTCGGCTGATACTCCGGAAGCTCGTTGTTCCCGATGTATTCTTCTGCGAGGGAGTGTAGGGATGTGCCCTTGCCCTGAGAGGCGCGAACAATACGGTTGGCTTCAGCGTAACCGACTTTCTTCTTCCATTGCTCAAGGAATGGTTTGGGCTTTGCGCCCAGAATGCGCGTGATGGACGGGAACTTCTCGCCTTGATAGCGCCCGTCCGTCACTTCGTAGATGCGCCCGGTTGGGAGGTTGCGCTGAATGAGGCGAGGGAAGACAATGGAATCATCATGTACGAACATACGTCTTACTTATAGCCGAAGTCACTAACCTTGTGAATAACACCGGTCGTGTGTGCTGTCGGACTGCCGTTATACGTAACAGTTCCCTTGAGAGCGTCCGGCTGACTGTACGACCCAGAGTCGCATTGATTGGGACTCTTCACTGGGTCAGAGTTTGGAGCCCGACAAATCCACGTTGAGTCCGGTTGAGGATACACATAAGGCGGCTGATACGGAACACAGGGCACGGCAGTTTCCTGTGGCTTCACGTAGATGATGTAGGGCACAGGCTGCGCTTGCAGCGACACTTCATTCCGGCAGTTGCACGTAAAGTGATTCTCCGGAACAGCAGTGCCGTTCGTGTCCTCTGCCCAAATCGGCGCACCGCACTTGGGGCACGAAGAAACAACGATGTACTTACGGGATGTGGATTTGACTGTGGGCATGGTTCTTGTGGATTCTGCGTAGGATGTCCTTGTAGGCATCCGGCACTTTCACGTTTCCGTTGTAAGTAAGTCCTGTCGTACTAGGCAGGTATCGTTCGATGGCTGCACCACATTCAGCACACAACTCATCTCGGCAGGGCGCATCACGGTCCGCCATGGGGAGGTCACGCTCAAACGTGTACCCGCATTCCTTCACGCACCGGTAATCATATCTAATCGCCATCTTTTATCGCCTCTTCGGTTTCATAATACTTCGTTCCGGAGTGCAACTCGCGCACTTGAGCAAAGCGTCCGGCCTTCCGAGCCTTGGCACGGGCCTCGGGAAACGTGCTGCACTGGTCAATAAGTTGACCATTCTTGAACACGCCAAACTTGTATCCCGCGTGGCCGTCCTTCCAGCGTTCGGCTGCTGTTCGGAACTCTTCAAAGAACACTACATCCACTCCACTCGCGTCGACCTGAACTCGTTTGAGGTCGAACGCATCTTCAACTTTACGAACCGCATGCTGAATGGACGAACCTTCTTTGCGGAAGATATCGTACAAGCGTTGAACGTCCATGCGCGTCGGTTTAGCTTCCGTAAGTGGTAAGCCAACCTCTGTCATTCGTAACGGATTCTTCTTTGCCATAACCTCTCCCACAATATTTAGTGAGTGATGTGAGGTTCAGGAAAGTACAAGCCCAAATCTTCCAACTTGATGTTCGGCTGGGCGTTCTCGTCTACTAGCTCTTCTAGAATGATGCGGAATGCAAACATGGCTCGTCGGTACCACTTGGCAGTCTTCGCATCCGTCATTGAATACATGAGGGCCCGGTATTCACAAATATTGGCTAACACCACAAGGGTGTCCATCATGTTGCCTGGTGTCGTCGTTTCGGAAACATTCTGAACGAAATCTCGCATCGCCTCTAGTTCATCGTATTCGTCTTCAAAGCCGAATTCGTCTGAGTCGGGTGTGCGGTATAACATGAAGGATGTCCTAACAGGGAATGGAGCCCGAATGAAGGCTCCAGTTACTTATTAGACACCCATTCATCGTAATCTTCAAGGGCATCGGCGTCCCGCCGCCGCACCGCATGCTGTAGCACCGTCTTCATCTTCTGCTTAGACGGTGCGTGGAAAGCACGGTTGTCTATTTCGGGCTTGCTTCTATCAGTTTTCCTGTTGAGACTCTTGAACCCGTGACGGAAATCGCGAGACATATCCTACCTTACTTCTTGAAGTGAATGCTGAATGGAGAATCGAGCAGCCCGGGAAACGCTTCCTCTACGAGCTTGCGGGTGCACTTGTAGACCTTGTCAAGGCGCTTATCCTTGACCGCAATCACCAACTCCACCTCGTTCCGGTCCAGTCCCTCTAGCAAGTTCTGGAACATCTTCTCTCGGCGCAGTTGCGTCACGTTGTTGTTGCCACCCTCTAGGAACAGGTAGAGTCGGCGCAACTCTCGCATCAACTCATTGGGACTCGTTCCCGTGCGGCCGCCCCACGGCTTGAAGGGCGGTGCGTCCTCGGGAAGCAACCACACCGTCTTTCCGAATGCAAGTTGGAGAATGTAGAACAACGCGGGGCTCACGTTCTTGTGTAGTACTGCGATCTTCTCTTCCTTCTTCGTCGCTGCCTTGACTCTATCGAATACGTCACCCAACGGTAGGCGCATTGTCTTGCTCCTTTGTTCCATGTACAGCAGCAAACGCCATGGCATTGAGTGCGGTGGCGATTTGCATAAGGGTTGCATCGTTTGCAGGATCCCACGGCCCAACAGACTTGATGCGTGCTGTGATTTTCTGGAGGTCGTCCAGTGTGAGGGTCAAGAGACGCAGATACGTCTCCTGTGGTGTGAGGGGTGCGGACGGAGTTTCACGTTCCGCCCGTGTCTTGAACTCAAGAATTTTACCCATTGTATTAGCCAAGCACCAGCTTCTCATCTGGCGTGCCCTGCTGCACAGCATACTCCAGCAACCGCTTCCACGCAGGCACGCGAGTGTGCCATGAGAAGAAGTTCTGGTAGTATCCCATCTGCACTTGCAAAAGGTTCTGCGTCTCTTCGCGGTCGTAGACCTCAAATGCCCGTAACATGTTGTCGAGCGTCATCTGTGCGAGGATGTTGTAGTTCTCCGTCCACTGCATCATCCACGCCCACTCACCGCACGTTTCGATGAGGGCGCCGAAGTTTGTCGTGATGGTGAGACAGCCTGCCATCATTGCTTCAATGGCTGCAAGACAGGACGTTTCGGGATAGACAGAGGGATACACGAAAACGTGGGCGGCGCTGACTGCTTCGCGCACTTCGTTCTCCGGCGCGGTACCATGATAGACCACGCAGGGATTGGCACGAAGCTCGTCGTATAGCGGCTCATACTGCTCGTCCTGTGCGGCCCTCTCTGGACCATAGAGCTTGAAGGACGAATAGACATCAAGCTGCCAGTCCTGCCGTTGCTCGGCCAGCACCTTCGCGGCCGCGGACAGCAATCCAAGACCCCGATGTGGAGTTGATGTGTAGATGAAACGAAGCTTGCCGTCGAGCTTAGGCTTGGGGAACTCAGCTTCAATGGTAGGAACAGCGTTCTTGATAACCGTGCCCTCGTTGTAGGGGATGCCGAGGAACACGTTGTACATCTGCTGCTGCCAGTGCGACACGAAGACGATGCGGTTGAACTTCGTGCGATACGAGGGGTCGCGCAAGCACTGCGAAGCCGGATCTTGGGGCAGATCGTGAAGCCAGAGAATGCGCGGTTTGTCTTCGTGTGGGACCAATTCCGGCCGGGAACAGATAATCTGCACCTTCTCACAAAGCTCTGGAAGGGATTCTTGCAAGCGGCCGAGCATTAGCTCCGTTCCGCCACGCGCAACATCGTTACTCATTGAAAGTCCTCATTGTAGGGAGTGAATCGACGCCCTACTTAGCGTTTCGGATAATCGTTGACATGAAAGCCCGAACCAACGAGCTTGAAGTTGGGCGCTGAGGGGAGACGGACAAGGGGCTGGAAACACTCGTCACAGCAGATCACGCCCTCATGTTCCGACATATGGTTGTAAGTGCGGAAGGCTAGCTCATAGACTCTTCCGCACTCCGGACACTGGAAGTCCCACCTAGGCACAGTTCTTCTCCAAATAATCAATTGCGGCCCGCATCTTCTCCGGGTCGTCGTTGAAATAACCAAGAGCCCGATTGCATCCATTGCAAATCAGACCGCGAATTTTTCCTGTTTTGTGGTCGTGGTCAACGGAGAGCCGTTTGACTCTC